AAGTACGACGCGCCATTAGGGGACAACGACCATGAAGGCCAAGCTATTCGCCGCAGCTCTGCTGCTCGCGCCGACGTCAAGCCACGCCATTCCGTTCTCGTTCAACGCAATATACGTCCCCGGCAACATCCACATCACCGGGCACGGAGAAGATTGGAAGCTGGAGCTGGGCGACGTGATCCGCAACACCGCGACCGGCGTCGGCTTCAGCGCCGGGTTCGATTGGACGACAGCCGATCCCTACATCGGCTTCAACGGACATCCGGTCTGGGTTGTCCTCGACGCCAAATCCTCGTGGTTCTTCGGTGCTTGCCAGTCGGCTGTCGCCTGCGGCTACAGCGTCTCCGGCGCGGTCTACCACACCCCCGGCCCCGCCGTCGGCGCTGGCCTGCCGGGGCTGCTGATGCTGCTCGCGCTGTGGTGGAGGCGACGATGCGTCAGATCATGCTGACCGAAGAGGGCTGGTGGCGCGTCAGCTGCGATCAGTATGGCAACGTCTACTACTGGTCGGGGCCGCACCGCTGGAAATGGCAGGCGCGGCTGCGCGGCTGGCTGCGGAGACGCTGACATCACAGGAGAGGTCGCACATGGTTGACACGCGAACGCCGATCATTGTGGCGATAATCCTAACAGTTCTAATCTTGCTGCTGTTGACGCGCTAACAGCGCAGAAGGGATAGCACATGGAGACGGCTGGGGTGTTCTTGCTTGGAATGATAATGGGGTGGGCCGCAACCGCCCTGTACGACATTTGGAGACGCTAACAGCGCAGTAGCGGCTCGCCGATAGCAGAGCAACACGGGGAAGCGAGGTTATGAGTGAAACCGCCGCCACCGACGAGCCGACAGGATGGTAGCATGAGTGAACACGTCAACAACATCTCCCGCATATTGGATGAGATGCCGCGTAGCTGGCCCGAAACGATGGTGACGCTGATCGACGCGCTGCGGGAATACATCCGCGCATGCGTCAATGATGCCGACGACATGCTGCAGGAAGGCATGATCACCAAAGAAGAATACGATGCCGGGACAGCCATGACGGTAGAGCGAAAGCTACTCGCTGAGCTGGAGGCCCACGAGATTGATCCGCTGCTGCGTGGGACGATCAAGCGATGATCCCGGTCAAAGGCGAGCTGCGATATTTTCACGTTGCCGACCGGCCTTATCGGGACGGGTCAATCTACGAAAGCAGCGGCAGCATCGTCATGCAGATTTACGACGGCGCGGGTTGGGTTCCGCTGGAAAGCAACGAAGGCCTCGCCGTCGTCAACGAGATGATCCGCATGTTGACCGAGACATGCGCTGCGGTCAGAGACGCCAACGAGATGAAGGAGTTGAGATGAGCGGACCATTGGCATCGCTGTACAAGCCGCCGCCTAAGCCGGTGACGCCGTACAGGCCTGCGTTTGAAAGCAAGGCAACGCTGCACAACCGCATCAAGGGTCTGGTGCGGTTCAACGAGGCTTATCAGGAAGATATCCGCAGCCTTCGCGGCCAGCTCATCGATGCCCGGCGCATGCTTGGCAGCATGCGGCAAGAGATCGACGAGATGTATCTCAGCAACCAGACGCTGCTCAAGCAGCTCAACGAGCTATGGCAGTCTAAGTCTCGGGGCCTCGCCGACGAGGCCAAGCAGCAGGAAGATCACAATCAGAACGGCCACAACCATCAGCGCGATCTTGGCGACACGGTTGAACGGCTCGGGCAGCGGCACGATGTCGATCAGGTAGGTCAGCAGCCAGAACACCAACCCGATAACGATCAGGTAGACGATCAGGTAGATGAGCGATTGGATCATAGCCGCCTCCCCTAGTTTTCCGTCTCCGTCCAAACCATGCTGATGTCCATCGTGGTCACTTGCGCGACCCCGTTGTAGTTCATGCAGATCGCCTGCGTCGCGCCACGCGCTTCCGGTTGCGTGGTGTAGGGATTGGCCGCAGCCGCCGCGAGCAGGCCGACGCCGACCGGAACGCTGACCTTGGTGTCGATGTCCCACCGTATCCGGCGGAACACCGAACCGGCAGGATCAGCGGTGCCCAGCGCGGTCGGGTTGGCTGACCACACCTTCATCGTCGAGGTCGCGGGCTGATGCGTCGGACTGCCCGCCGCCGACGCCACCGTGAAGCTGGTGCCGGTGTTCAGCGTGGTGCGCCGCAAGATCGTGATCGAGATCACAACCGGGGAAGCGGCGGAACCGGAAATCGAAAACCCGGCCAGCTTGCTGACCTTGCCAGCGCCGCCCTCAAGGCAGACCACGTCGGTCGCGCCTGTCGCTGTCGTGTGGTTGATGACGCTGCCGTAGTAGGTCGGCACATGGACCGCCTGCTGCGCGAACGCAGGAGACAAACCGGCGAGCAGCAGAACCAGCGCGGCAAGTAGACGGCGCATCGGCTCACCTCTTCATGCTGGTCATGGGCGGGATCATCGGCTGCGCCTGCTGACCACCGGCACCGGGCGCGGGAGGCATGCCAGCAGCTGCGGGATCGGCACCGGCACCGCCCATCACTTGCGACAGCGCGGCTTGGATTTGCTCTGGCGTCGCGGGCTGGCCGGTCATCGCCTCGATCTGCTGCGCGATCTGCATCACGATCTGCATCAGCTGCTGCTGGTCGCCGGGCGCTGCGGGCGCACCGGGACCGGGCGGCGCTATCGGGCCGCCACCACCCTGCGGCGCGACGATGTTGCCGCGACCCTGCATGGTCGCCATCGGCATCTTGCCGGGAGCGGCGATGTTCTGCATCGACCGCGCCATCGTGCTGAAATCTTGCATTGATCGCCCCTTGGTTACTGTGACTGTACACCCTGCGGCTGATAGGCCCCAGCGGCAAAACTACCGGCACCGGGGATGCCCAGCGCCCACAGCGCATGCTCCTTGCCCAGCAGCACGTCGTCGCGCAGCTTTTGCGCGTTGACGCCCAGCTTCTTGGCCCGCTCCGCGATCATCTGCGACAGCAGCTCCAGCTTCGGTGCCCCGATAGCGGTATCGACGCCGGTCTGCGGCGCGTAGACGCCCCACTGGAAGCCTTGCGCCGGGACCGCCTCGATGCCCATCGGCTTGGCGACGTTCTCGCGATACCACGGACCCAGCTGCCCGTATTCCGGCCCCTTCAGCGAGACGCCGGGGTTTGCGGTGGTGCGGACGTCGCCGACGCCGACGGATCGGCCCCAATGCGCGTCAGGCACCGGCAGCTTGGTCTGGAAGCCGGTCGCCGGAACGCCGGAGGCCTGCATGTACAGCGGCACCTTCGGCTGGCTCATTTCTACTTTCCCACTCTGTAGATAGCGGTCAACCGGCCCAGACTGCGCCGTCGAGTGGTACGGATGCGGGATGACGTCGCGCAGCTCCGGTGGGAAATCAGCGCCACGCTTGCCGACGGCGGTGCCGCCGTGCTGCAGGAATTTGTCCCACTCGCCGCGATTGATCATCATGTTGGCGGCGGTGCCACGGTTCAGTTCCCACGTCACCGGGGACGCAGGCGAAAACATCGGCACCACCGTGTTGAATTGATTGTACTGCTTGATCGCCTGCTCGCGCCCGACCAGCTGCTCAAGCCGCTGGAACGCCGGGTCCATGACGTACCAACTCTGCATGCCGTGAACCAGCTCTGGATACTTCGACGCCTCGCTCAGCACGTCGATCTGGCGCTGCGCGTTGCGCGGGTTCATCAGCGCGTCGGAGACGTAGGAACCCTGCGACCCCTTCGCTGGCATCTTGTAGCTCGGCTCGATGTTGCCCTTGCGCGTCCCGCGTTCGCCGATCTCGTACAAGTCCTCGCGTGATACGCCGAACAGCTCCTTCATCGCCGGATGCTCTGGCGCGACGCTGCCCGCAGCCTCCCGTGCGATCTCGTCGGGCCGCTTGTAGACGCCCGGCTTCAGGATGCGCTGCGCGTCGTCGATGCCGAACCCCTTCAGCACCTTCTGCATCTGCTTGAACGACGGCACCTTGGCGGCCTCGGCCTCGCTCGCGGTGGTGCCGATCCCCAGCGCCCCCAGCGCCACCTTTGCCGCCTTCGGCAGCTGCGCCAGCCCGCGACCAACGAGGCCAGCGCCCGGTGCCAGCGCCATCAGCCCGTATTCCCACGGCTCCTTCGGCACCAGCGCGTCGGCGACAGCCTCCAGCTTGTTGTTGCCCGGCCCGACGTTGCGGTACTTGCGCGACGCCGCGAACGCCGCCTTCTCGGCTGCGGTCGGCTCCTGCGGCAGCGGCCACGCCACGTCCGTCTCGTATCGCTGCGGCATCAGCGTTGCCCCTGCGGTTGGTAGGCATCAAGGCCGATTGCAACGCCGCCGATCCCCAGCGGCGACATCCGACCGGCCTGCACCACCCAATCGGGGATCATGCCGATCTTCTGCGGCGCGTACACCGTGTCGGCTGCGCTAGCGCCCTTGTTCTTCTGCGCGAATGGTCCGTAATTCACCCAGCTATTCTGCCCGCGTGTCTCAGCCGTCATCGCAGGCAACGCCTCGGGCGAATACATCCGCGCGTGGGATCGCCATGCGTTCTCCTCGCCTGCGGCGCGGAAACCAAGGCCTTCCTTGTGGTGCCCGAACATGTCGTGGACGATGCGGAACAGGTCGTTGTACGGCACCTCTTGCCCCGCGATCTTGACGCCGCTCGGCTGCAGCAGCGGATTGCTCCTCGGCGGCGTCCCCGTCACCTGACCGGAGCCGAACCCGGCCTCGCTCGGGAAATAATACATGTGCCGGTTCTCAAGGTAGTCCTTCTGCGCCAGCCGTGGCGTGGCACCGTAGGGATCGGGAACGCCTTGAGGCGTCGGCTCGAACTTGACGCCGGTCTTGAGCAGCGCTTCGTACTGGTCGCGCGTCTCCTTCGCCATCGCGTTGTACGATGCCATCGTCGCCGGATCGTTTGGCGTGTGGCGCATCAAATCAAATTCGCTGGCGATCCGCTTGGCGCGGGGCACATCGACCGGCGTGTAGTTCTGCACCGGAACGTAGGGCAACCCGGCCTGATCCATGTAGCTCTGCGCCAGCTCGCGCAGCTCCTGCGACGGACGCGGCACGAACGGCTGGCCGCCGACGCTCAGCGTCTCCTGCGGCAGACCCTTGATCGGCTTCAGCGCACCGATTGTCTCCAATGCTTGCCTGACAAGGTCCAGCTTGCTCATTGCTGCCCCTGCGGCTGGTACACGCTCGCCGCACCGCCGGTCAGCATGCCGGGGATCGCCAGCTTCCGCATGATCTCGATGATGTCGGGATTGTTGACGACGTAGTTGTAGGTGCGGGGCGTGTCCAACCCACGCTGCAGCCTCGCTCTGTGCTGATCCAGCTCGGATGCGCGAAGATTGTCGCCGCTCGCTCGCAGCTCGTCGATCTGCTTGGTTACCCTCGCCAGCTCGTTCTGCACCACGGTGTGGTGCGCCGGTCCAAGGCTGCGTGATTTCTCATCGAGATAGCGGATGCCGGGGATGCCAGCATCGCGCATGATCTCCATCGCTTTGGTCTGATCAGCCCTGCCGCCGGGTGAGCTGTGAAGGTTGCCCGGCACCTTGCCCGGCATGGCGCGGAACGCCATCTCGCCGGTCGCATACTCTGGGTTCTTGCTCATCTCCCACAGGTCATCGGCTCGCGACTTGCTGGTCGCCGACAGATAGCGGTTGTAAGCCTCCTCGCTCGCAGCACTGAGCAGCTGCGGCACCTTCTTGGTGATGTGCGGCTGCGCGGCCAGCGGCTCGTCCCACTGCAGAAACGATTGCGGATCGGCCTTGAGGTTCAGCTCGTAGACGCGGGGGCCGACTTGCTTGCCACCCTCCAGCATCTCGGCAGCTTCGTTCAATCTCTTGTAAACGTCAGGCTGACGCCGCATGTCCTCGGCGAATTTTCTGGCCTGCGCCGCAGCTGCCTGACGATCAAATTTATGCTGCTCTAGAAAGTTCATTGCTACTTCTGTCGGCGGGTGTTCAGTAAACTTCGGGTTTTGAGCAAACTCCTTCCAATACTCGCCGCCCAATCCGCTGACCTTCGGACTTTCCGCCGCATAGAACCCCGGCCCGTAGCTCGCCGCGCCCTGCCCCGTCCCGATCTTGCTCAGATCGACCTTGTCGAAATCATGCGGCGAGGCATGCCACGCCTTGATGCCCTTCGGCAGCAGCGCCCCGATTGTTTCCAGCAGAGGCTTGACGCCAGCCATCAGCGCATCCCCTCCATCCGCTTGCGGATGCTGTCGCACGTCTCGGCCACCGTCAGAAACCTCTTGTCGAGCAGATTGATCAGGCAGCTCGCCGCGCCGGTCATCAGCTTGTTGCCGCCCTCGGCCCCCGCCACCACGCTGACGATGTGCGCCGTGTTGAGGTGGACGTGCCTGCCATCGAGCGTCTGCACCACGATGTAGTTCGTGGCCGCCGCAGCGATGAGCAGCAGCGCGATCATGGCATTGGCTGCGCCGTCGGGGCCGCAGGGAATTGCCCGCCAGCCAGCTGCTCAGCCGGGTTGGCTTGCGGTGGTGGCTGGATACCGCCGCCGAGCGGTGAACCCTCTACGCCCCCGCCCGGCGGCATCGGTACCCCTTGGTCGTTGCCCTCGTCGCTGTCCAGAAGGTCGGCAAGGCCTAGAAGGTGCGGTTCCGCAGCCACCACGGGCGGCGCTAGTGCGCCCTGCGAGACGTTCAGCATCGCGTCCGTCATGTTCTTGATGGCCTTGCTCTTCGTCTCCATCACCTTGGCGTCCTCGCTCTCCAGCGCGATCACCTTGGCCTTCTCCTTCATCGGATCGGATTTCTCGGCATCCTCCATCTGCTTCAGCCACTTCTTCTTGATGCGGCTGTTGATCGGAGCCAGCTCGATCAGCAGGCCCGGCGGCACCTCGGCACCGCGCGACGCCAACACGCCCAGCGTGTCGAACGCGTCCTGCATCTGGTTCACGGTGTCGCTGCCCTCGTCGATGATGATATCGACGTCGATCTGCGCGAGGCTGTTGATGTTCTGCGGCGTCATGCTCATCGGGTCGGCCCGCAGCCCGTTGATCTGGATCAGCTGCATCTCGTCGTCGGGGTCGTTCACCCTGATCCACCGCTCCATCGTCCAGTGCTTCTTGCAGGCCATGAACACCGCGCGATAGACCCGCAGCTTCCAATCCTTGTATTCGATGATGTACGTCCCCAGCTCGGCGATCCCGGCCTGCTGCAGCAGCGCGATGGCGCGGCCAGACTTGGCACCTTCAGCCATCCCCATCAGCGCCGGGTTGGGACCGAAGTTCTCCATCTCGGCCTTGGCGTCCTCAAGGAACTTGAGCTGGCCTTGCATGTCGGCCAGCGACTTGGCGTCGTCGAACTCAGGCTTCTCGGTGTCCCACTCGATCACGCCGTCGGTCTTTTGCGCCTCCTCGCGTATCTTGTTCACGTCGGCGGTGCCGCGCCGCATGATGGTGCGCCGGGTGTTGAGCAGATGCAGCGCCTTGCTGTAGCGGTGATTGGTTTCGTCTTGGGTGTCCTTCATGTCGCGGAAGAACCCGTATCGGTCGCCGTCCTGATCGACGTTCGCCGAGAACATGATGAACTTTGAGATCGACTTGTCGTCGGGATCGACGTAGGGCGACAGCCCCTCCATCAGCACCACCGACTTGGTATGCAAGGCCCAGCACCACGTTCCGTTGCGGTAGTACCACTGATCGACCAGCCGCAGCCGCTTGCGCTCGGTGTCCATGCACTTGACGCTGCGCTTGTCGTCGTAGCGGTTGCCGTCGTC